CCCTGACCTAAAATGTTTTGAATTGTTTTTGGATCAACACCACGCTTCTGCAAGAAAGTAAGATCTTTGGTTAGCTGCTCAAAGTTGGATTTTTGAATCTGTTGATCCTGTAAGATGAACTGTGCCGGAATAGGGAACGTCTTACCAAATCCAGCTAGTGTGCTAGCGATTCCCGTAAAGGCTTGTCCAATGGGACCTTGCATAAAGGGTCCACCAAAGATATCACCGAATGCACTTCTAAGCTGATCTAGTGATTGTTCCTTAAGTTGCTTGAACTTAAGTTTGAGTGCATCCACTCTACGTTCGGCAGTTTTGTATGCATTGTTAGCTCGTTCAATCGCTTTTTTATGACGTTCAAGTTCTGCGTTGTGCTTTTTAGTTGCATTAGCAGCTTTAGTCTGCGCTGCTGCCGCTGCATTATCCATCGCTTCAAGTCTACCGCGCTGTTGTGTAATATCATTGTATAGCTGGATTAGAATTTTAGCCTGATTCGCGGTACGCTTTGCTGCTGGAATCTTTTCTAATCTCGCGACCTGTCGCTTATCCGACTCAATCTGTGCATTGATTGCAGCACGCTGTTGTGCAGTATTCCCTAATGCTAGTGCACGCGCAAGATTAGTTTGCACATTAACGGCAGCATTAGCCATTTGCTGATTTACACCACTAAATAGATCAAGACCTGTAAGCTGTGTGGCAAGACCCTGCCAGTTCTTAAGCATACTATTTGTGGTGTTTTTGTTCTTGTTACTTACCTGATTCAATGCTGTTGTAGCAGGCACAACAAGAGCGTTCTGGAAAACGCTCTTGTTGGTACCGGGGATTTTGAAGGTAAAGTTATTTAGATCTTTCTGACCTCTTGCAATGATTTGCTTTCCGCGCGCAACATCAGCTTTCCATTCCTTCATGAAACCACTAAAGTTCTTAGGACCAGCTTCCCAGAACCAGCGGAAATTGAATCTGCCCTGGCTCTTGTACTGTTCATATAACTGGTGTGGATAGTCAAGTTCTTCCTTTGGCTTACTACGATCACTAAGCCATTTCATAATAACAGGAACTGTGACTCCACCAATAATTGCGCCTTCTGGCCCGAAAATGCTACCAGCAGCGGCACCTAACATTGCGCCTTGAATGAAGTCCATTGCGGTAGCATTACCACTCCATGCAGTTTTAAGGATGATCGAGATAGCGCCAATTGCGGCTAATCCCGAAAGTGCAACACGAAGCCCACTAACACGACCAAGAACTCCAGTGCCCTGTTCTGTACCAACTGTAGTTCCTAACGTACGGAGACTAACAGTAAGAATTGCTAAACCACCAAGCACACTTGTAATCGCTCCACCAACGAACAAGAAAATTGATCCGTATGCTGCAAACTGTCCAATCATTTTCTGAGTTCTCGGACTTAGATCACGGAACTCATCTAATAAATGATTGATAGCATCAAAGAATCTTAGAATAGCAGGTAGAACAGTTTGACCGATTACAATTCCAAATGCCTTGAACTGGTTAATCGCAATCTGCCACTGAACTCCTGGCTGATTTCTGAATGCCTGTAGTGATCGGAAGAATTCTCCCTGAGTCCCAATTACATCTTGAACTGTTTTACGATATTCCTTACCACCGAGAATAAAGTCAGTAATCGCTTTGCGTGAGAACTCTGTTGAGACTAAACCAGTATGACCTGTGGTGCCTTTTATAAGATCTTGACCCGCTGCAGTAATATTCTTAATTACGTTCTGCAGGTCTACAGAGCCTTTTCCAAAGCCCTTCCAAAGTTTCGGACCCTGTTTTTCAATAATAAACATCAAATCTGACAAGTCTCTAAGCTGCCTCGTTCCTTCCTTGAAAGGAGACACCTTAAAGAGTTGCTCGAAACCTGCTGTAAATTCAGGCCGACCAATGACCTGAAAAATTCTAGTTAATGCTGTTGTTGCCTGGGACAGAGGCATACGCTGAGAGAGGAATGCTAGTCCTGCACCTGCTTCTCCTAATGTCTGACCAGCGGCTCTCGCGCTGGCTGCTAATCTACCAATTTGAGGTGAGAACTCCGCAAAGGTTCCCTTACCGAACCTAACAATTGCGAATAGTTCATTAAGAAGTTTAATTGGCCGTTGAACAGCAGGATCAAAGTTGTTGAATGTAGTAATGAGAACATCAGTTGCCGTATTAAGATCAGTATTACCTGCAACGGCAACCTGATTTGCGAGCTTAAGAATTCGTAAGGATTGATTATATCTTTGCTGCGTTTCTGTTAAGCGAGAAGTTCGATCAATCTGGAATGTCATTCCCGATGAAATATCATAAATACTCTGTGCCATTTCATCCGCTGCCGCAGGGAACTGGCGAGTTAAATCTAATAGACTTGATTCAACTACACCTGCAATCTTTACTGTTTGTTCAAATCCTTCATTTACACCACGCATCTGAGTAGCAGCACCAACTGCTAGGCGATTAAAGTTTGCGAAAGAACCTGCGGCTGCTGCGGAAGCAGCAACTCCAACCCCACCAGCAATTAGTGCTGCTGACCCAACATGCGTTAATGTGCGAGCACGTCTTTGTGCGAGTGCAGCTTTTTCTGCTGCTCTCTGTGCAATGGCTTGCTGTTCGATTTCACGTTTGATCTGCTGTTCAAGAAGAAGCTGATCCGCTAATGCCGTGTTATTGTTGCGAATGGCAATACGTCTAAGTTCTTCCGTTCGGATGATATCCTTCTGAACTGCTTGTAATCGTTTTAGTGATGCCTGTCCTCTCGCACTAACCATCTGTCCAGGAGACATTCGATTAATGCGATCTGTTAATGTTAGCTCCTGGGCTTTAAGTCTAAGTAATCTAGACTGTGTGCCAAGTCTTTCTGTACCGTGTTGTGCCAATAAAGCCTCTCGCTGTGCAAGAGTCTTTGTCATATCAAGTTGATTACGAGTTTGCTGTGTTGCTAATCTTCCTGCACTTCTTTGTAATTGAGCAGCGCGGTTTACTCCCCCAATATCATGAGAGAGTCTACGAAGTCTTGAAGATGCACGATCTTGCACGCGCAACATCAAGTTTAGTTCATATCCGCGAAATGCCATTATTCTTTATTCTTTAATTCTTCTGATTCAAATTTATCGTGTGCATCGCCTACAGCGAGTAAACGATTGATTGCATGTTTTGGCTGATTAAGGACTCCACCAGGATAAGGAAGTGCTCTGAACACTCTACATACTCTGTAGATTTGCATCCAGAGTGTTACTTCCTCAATTAGCTCATCGGAGTATCCGTAATCTCCCGCAGATGTGGTTCCTGATCCGGCTGTTCTGAGGATGATGTAGGCGCAATCGGAAAATCCTCAGCAAGATCATCCTCCGAGTGAAGCTCATCAATTAGTCTTTCGATTTCCTGACCAATATCAGGGCGCAGTAAATGTAGAGCCATTTCAGTACGAAAGTCTAATAGCTGACCTTTCTTATCAGTAATATTATGGTCTACGATACAATTCTTAAACATATAAGCGCGTTCCCAAGTCTGCAAAGACTCAATGGTTAACTTTGCACTATCGGGTTCACCCTTCTTCTTGCGCTGCTGAGTTTGTTCCATAGACGCGATGCTCCCCTTATCACGACGAACAAGCATATCGTAATAGGGGAGCATCTTGAGTTCAACGAACCCATCTGGTGGAAGTGACTTTAATTCGCGCTTATAAGTTTCCTGTGAAACAGTTCCGTCGGGCATTTGTTACTACTCCTGTTCTCCTGTTGTATTTCTGTGTTGTTACGAAATGCTAATTGCTGACTTCACACCAATTTCATAAGCGTCTCCACCGACTTGTGCAAGGCCATGTCCCACGAAGTCAGCCATAACAATATCCTCGATCGATTCGACAGTAACATCATACGTGTCGAATGCCATTCTGTTAGCCTGTAGATAGATACCATCAGTTGCAGCAGAGTAAGCTCCACCACCAACTGTAGATTCTAGCTTGATAGCCTGAGTTGCAGCAGACTTCATATTGTCGTAATCTGTACGATCAACGAAGTCTAGCTGTGATCTAACTTCTAGGTCGGTCTTTCCGAATTTAACGTAGTTAGCACTTCTCTGTGACTTGATTCTATTCTGTGCTTCTGCATTGTGATTTACAGAGAAAGTGAAACCATTGAAGTTTACATTCTGTGCGAATGTAGGAGATACACCAGAAGCACCTGTGAACACGTTATGAGAATCTGCACCAAGTAGATCGGCTGCAACCCATGTAGGTGTAGGTAGTGCTTCCTCTTCTTCGCCGAGTCCAACCATTGACATTGTGCACTTAAGAACACCATTGTCAATAGTGAACTCATACTGAGAAACGGTCATTCCGTTGAAACCGAAAATCTCAGTATTGCGTACTGATGTAATTGATAGAGTTTTCTGAACCTGGCCAGCACCCGTTGAAGTTGAACCAGCAGTTGTTGGAACGAACTTATAAACGTAAGGGCCAGCACCTGTCTTAGTAATCGCGTGACGAGAAGCGTAAAGGAAGTAAAGGAATACGTTAGTATCCACTTCCATTTCGATTTCGCCCTCGATATGATAATAACCAGACTTGACTTCTGGATCAACTACCTGCTGTCGTAGCTGTGGTGAATAATACTTTGATTCGGTATACTTAAGTGTATCTCTAAGAACGGGAATAAATGTCGTTGGAGCGACATAAGTACCCATTGTAGTTTCAGGAGCAATGCCTACATAGCTAGTTGCTCCGATCCCTGGTGCCATTACTTATCACCTTCCTTCGGCTTTTCGTCAGATGTGGCCTCACTTTCTTCTACCTGATTTTCAGGATGAAGATATTTTACTTTTCCTGCAACACCGTCTACTTCTGCAAAAGGATTTGTGCTTAAGCGACTCTTCAAAGACTGGCCTTCGTGACGAACTTCGTAAAGTTCGAGTTCTTCTGCGGTGAACTTAACTGTTTTTCCATTGATAAGACAAAGCCCACCAACGTCAACTTCCATATCTTTTGGTAACTCAGGATTGTGGAACTTTACGTTCATCCGATTTTTAACCTCCGCTGAGATATTCCTCGCCATACCATTCGCGTACCAATGACGAGATTTGATTTTCTGTTTCGAGGTTGTAAATTTCCAGGTTCAATATCAGCGACATATCCGAAGATTAATCTCTTGGTATCTGTATCTAAAGGATCAGATTGCCAACCGTAATCTTCTTCTAACAAAGCTTCAAGATCATCAACTAACTTTAAATCAGCTTTAGATCGTTCACGCTTATTCATAGTAAGATTAGCGTGATAAACATAAAGCTCGAGTACTAGGAGAATATTAAAAGTGTTCTCTCCATGAAGTACCTTGTTTCTATCACCTGGAATAATTACAACTGCTGGATACTTAGGGATTCGTACTTCGTCATACGCTCCAACATACGCAATTCCTAACTCACCGGCTTTATCCTCAATCTTCTCTGACACCATATCAATAGCTTCAGTAATTGTATTAATTAACTGAGCCATTAAAATGGAATTCTTTCACCAATTCTACCTAGCGGAGTTCTGACGTGTAAAGTCCCCACACTCGATATATGAAATTCTTTGGTAGCTCTTTCTAATCCATAACTAAACCAAATATCAAATAACTCTAGAACTTTAGCTTCTGCTTCTTTACTCATACCGATAAAAGGTCTTGGTGGAATATTCTGTTCACCTTCAGTTGTTTTCGCATTCGGATCGGGATTAGCCATCTGATGGAAAACAGTCCCGAAGTCAGCAGATCCAAACTGGTGAACTGCCCAATAGTCCGGCAAATTTGCAGTTGAGTACCAGATTGATTCGCCACTGACCGACCAATTCCCTCTATCGGTTGCTTTCTCTTTAAGATCACCTTCTCGTTGGAGAATAGGATGCTCAAATCCTACTTCTCGTTGTTTCCTTTTGGCGTAGTCGGGAGTTAAGTCAAACCAGCCGTCTCCATCAGGATCATTCTCTTTCTCGAAACGCTCTTCGATATCATCCTTTGCAATTCTAACAACGGCTCTTAAAGGTATTTCTACGTTATCAACGTAATTTGCTAACTGAGCGATAGCAATAGCTGCTTCTTCAAAATTAACAGCATCAATATCAATCTCAGGAATAGCTTCGAATGAACCTAGAATTGCAGATGGAGAACCAAACTCAGGCATTTAAGACCACGCATCAGCTACTTTGAAGAATGGCTCTTGTGTGGTGGCATTTGGCCAGAAAGATGTACCAGATAAAATATCGGTATCTACTTCTGTGCCGTCAACACCAATGATGATAGCATCACCATTACGAATATCCATCAATAAAGCCATTGCTTGGTCATATAAAGTTTGAGCATAAGCGGAACCGTCTGCTTCATCCTCCGCTACGAGTCTGGCGTAGAATTGTGCTGCGATTAGTAAACCTGAAATAGTTGAAATAATTTCAGGAGTACTTGCAGGGTCTACCCATAATGCAACTGTATCTAAATCGACTACAGAAGCTATGCGGGTTCGAACCAGACGGTCCGCTTCAATGGATAGATCGGTAATCTCACTATCCATAGCCTGAGCTTTATCGTCAGGTAAATGCTTATTTACATCGGATAAAGCTGCGTATGCCATGATAAATTGAGTAGGGGGTATTAACCCCCTACTCGTTATCCTCCGGTTCCTCAGTCATTGCTTCTGCATTCTGAGTAGCCAGAAGCATCGCATCATCATCTGACATTGCATCTTCTGCAACACGAAGCTGATCGTTGATCTGCTTCTGAACGAATTCAAGTGGAGAGCCTAGGAAATCAGAAGGCATATCGGGAAACTTTGCAGCCCGAACTGCCTTTGAATCACAAAGCTGATCCCACTCATCATCGTCTACACCGAGCTTCTTTGCTGTAACTGATTCGCCCGCCTTCACAACTCCGTCAGCGTGCTTAATATCAGTCCATGCATACATTGTTGCCATTTTTTATCTATCCCCTTCCGTTACGATAGTGCCGCAACAGCGGTCTGGATGAGATAACCAGCAACGTTGGAAACGATCTTCACATCATACTCATACGTTGTACGATGCCAATCGCCTCTTGGATCATTCTCACGCCATGAATCAACTGCGCGAACTTCACCATTAGGCTGCGGATAAACGAATGTCTTTGCAAACGTCTTAGTTCGCTGGCCAGGCGTTGGATCAACAAGACCGATCCAAACGTCCTGACCCCAGAACGAAGAAATGCTCTCGGTTGCATAAACATTCTGTGCAGCATTGTACTTTGAATCAACGATGAAGAAGTTAGCAGGTGCAGGAACGTTGAGTAGCTGCTTCCAAGCTTCTGGATCAGTTAACGCAAAGTTCTTGAACCTATCAACAACACGAGGATGCCCTTCAATAACGCCAAGAGCGTCAATCGGAATCACCATCGTATTCGGCCAGCGGCCAGTATCAAGATAAACACGCATAACTGCTGTCTTGATATCTGCAACTGGATTAGAAACGATAGAAGTTACCTCACCAGGCGTTACATAAGTGTAATCAGACCACTTAGCTGCACCTGCAAGTGCTGTAGTATGACCTGCTGCATAGTTTGCTGTATTACGGAAACGAGACTGAACTAGATTCTCATGACCACGAAGTAGTCCACCCGTAGTATCTTCCGCAACATCACGATCTGGATCAATCTGTAGATCGCCACCAAACGTAGCATCTGCAAGTCCACCCTGAGAATTTAACTCACGCCGTTCTTCATCAGCAACAAAACCCTTAAGTGCGTGCTGCTGAGTCTTGTAAGTATCTTCACTCCACTTGCGAGGCTGAATCGTGCGAGTCTGCGTTCCAGGCTCGCGTCTATCTGAATACAGTAGCCAGTGTGAACGATCGAAAACGCGATATCGTGCGCTCTTTGATCTCACCGTCATTTCCGGTGCGAGGCGAGTGCCGTATAGCGTCTGTTCCTCGTATCCCAGAGAAAAACCAGTTAGAATGGGATCGATGTATAACTGCTGAGGATCGTAAGCCATTTAGTATCTCACCTCC